TGGTATGGGATTAGCAGGAACATATCCTACTGGTAAGGTGTTTAGAACTAGTTGTTAGGAATTTAGTAATAAAACTAGAACAAATAAATAAAGAGATATTATAGATATATGTTTTTAATTAGAAAATTCAAAGGAGATTTAATTAGATGGAAAGTAAAAAAACAGAAAAAATAAATATTACTTTAAAAGATAGATTTACAAATTCTGTAAAAATTAAAGACTCTTTTGGAAAAAAAAGAAATAAAAATTTAAAGCCACAAAATCGTGTAGTTATACACGCTATTAATGCAGACGGAAAAGTTGAGTTTTTACAAGAGTCAAAAAATTTGGTGGTTTATTGTGGAAGAGAATGGGTTGCTGAAAGATTATTTAATACTGATAATGCATTTATTGATTCTGATCCAGGGGACGCAATATATTGGTTTGGTGTTGGTTATGGTGGAGCATCTGAAGATCCGCTTACTCCTATTTCGCCAACAAACACAGATACTGAATTAGGAGACGAAACTCCTATTTCTGATGATAGTTTAGAAACAGATTATTCTGATTGGCATGATAAAGGCGGGACTGATTATTGGTTTAAACATCCGTTTGACAGTGTTGAGTTTGAACAAGATGTAAATAATGATAACAAATATTTAATTGTTAAGGTTACTACCACAATAGATACAGATGAGTGTAATTTTGAGGATTATAATAATTTAAGCGAAGCTGGATTATTTACTAGCGATACAGATGATAACTTAGCAACTAGGTGGACATTATTTGCTAGAGTTACATTTTCAACTATAGAAAAGACATCATCTAGGTCTTTACAATTTACATGGTACATATATGTATAACTCATTGAAATATTTTAGGAATTTATAAATGGAAGGATTAAAGAAATATTTAGAACAAATAAGAAGAACAGTTTTAGAATCAGAATCTTATTTTAGTAAAGATCCAGTTGATTCTTTAGATAATCTAATAGAAAATCCAAGCAAGATTAAAACTGTTGAAAAAGATTTTAAAAAGTTTGATAACTTTTCCTATTTTTTATCTGTTTTAAATAAATCAGAACCAGTAACAAAAACTAGTGAATTTAAAAACATGGTCCAATATGTTAAAGAAGTTCTTTTAAATTCTTTAGATGTGTCTGAAGAAGAAGGTAAATTTTTAGCAACTTCTATTTGTTTAAAAAATATACATTTGCTTAAAAAATCAATAATTCAAAAATTTTTATCCAGGTTTGTTTCTAAATATAGAAAGAATAAAGAAAATCTTTCATACTTAGAAAATATATTAATAGATCTAAAAGAGAGTCCTGAAAATATACGTAAGTTAATATCTATTAGTTTGATTCAGTATATTAGAAATAAATTAGGGACTAAGGTTGTAGAAAGTAAATAGAAAATATAGAATTTTAATAACTATACTAATAAATAATAATGGAGGTAAGTTATGGCAATTTCCCCAGGTGTTTATAGCAAAATAATTGATTTGAGTACATATGTTCAAGCAATTCCATCTACTTCTGTATTCTTGGCTATTCTTAGCAAGAAAGGAAGAGACAATCAATTAATTAGAGTTTCTTCTAGATCAGATTTTATTTCTGAGTTTGGCGAACCAAACATAGCAGATTTTACAAAGTCTTATGGACAAGGTCCGTATATTGCATATAATTTGCTAGGAGAAACTGGAGCGCTAAGTATTATTAGAGCTCTACCAACAGATGCTAAATATTCTAACATTAGAATAGATGCGTTAGACTCAGATACAACTACTAGTTTAGCTATTAGTTATATTGATAACGCTACAACACTAGCTGCGATAGAAGCAGCTATGGTTCAAGACGGAACTACATATCCTATTTGTGCTTTACGACCAATCGGACGTGGTGATTATTATAACGGAATAAGTATTAAATTGACTGAACATTCTAATCCTATGTATGATGGAGTATATATTCTTGATATATATGAAAAACAATCGGATGGTACAGAAGTTATTATAGAAAGTTTTGAAGTTTCTTTTGATCCTACTGCTGTTGATCTTGCTGGTTCTTCAATATATATTAATGAAATATTAGAAACTTATTCTGGAGTTTTGAGAGCAGTTAGTGGTACAGATGGATATAATCTTTGTACTAGAGTATATGACAAAGAAATAGGAGAAGTTTCGATTGTTGAGACTGCTTCTTCTGCGAGCATAACAGATAATCAGCAAGATTTTTCTGATTGGCAAACAAGTCCAGAATCTGGTCAAGCTAATTATGTAGTAATTGCAAAAGATCAAAGAGGAAATGTTCTTTGGGGTTGGTTGGGTTCTGCATCTGGAAGTACAAATTCTATATGTAATGTTTTTAATGGAAAGAACTTAAGTACTGCAACTCAAAGTTGGATAGGGAATACATCAAATTTTGATGCAGATGGTTCTATAACATATAGAATTATGAAAAGCTATGTTAATATAGCAACATCTCTTTCAGACGTTACCCCTTTACAGAAAGGTTCGTTGGGAAGTTTGATTTCAGAAGGTAGTTTTGATACTGAAGAAGCTACAAATGTTCTTGTTAAAGCATACACTGGACTTTTAAAGAATCCAACACAGACAGCTTCTGTTGATGACTCAATTCTTGATACCGAAACTTATTATTTTAATGTTATTTTTGATGCTGGATATCCTGATGATGTTAAAAATGCTATTAATACTTTAGTTACAACTAGAAGAGATTCTATATCTATTTTAGACAATGGCGACAATACAACAGTTTCTGCTGAATTAACTGCCAGAAGTACACATAATTGGAATACATATTTTAGTTCAATTTGGTGTAACTATAATAAAGTATATGATGAATTTACTGGTCAAGATGTTTGGTCTAGTCCTCTTTTTCATGTATCATATCTTTTACCAAGGAACGATAATGTAAGAGAACTATGGTCTGGATTTGTTGGTTTTCCGGGAGGAGTTCTCGAAGGTGTTAAAGAAACTAGATACAATCCAAAACTAGCAGATAGAGACGATATGTATCTTAAACAACTTAATCCAATAGTTCAATTTGCTCAAGGATATGTGTTTTGGGGGCAGTTGACTTCTCAATCAAAACCAAGTGCTTTACAAGATGTTAATGTTGTAAGAATGATTTTGTATGTCAAGAGAGCACTTGAGCAATATTGTAGATACTTTATTTTTGATCTTAACAACCAATCAACATGGGATAGAGTTGGTAGCGATATTCGTCTTTTCTTAGAAGATGTTAAGAATAGACAAGGTTTATATTCTTATGATGTTGAAGTTTCGGCAACAGAGTATGAAAGAAAAACAAAACAATTCCATGTTAATGTTATGTTAGAACCAATGAAATTAGTTGAGAAAATTAATCTGAACTTTTTCATTCTATAATATATTAAGAGGAGATTTTAGTTAAATGAACGAATTTAGAAACAAAACATGTGGTGAGTGTGATTACTGGGTTGATGGTCAATGTAGGTTTGGACCACCAGTTATAATTGGAGGAATGTTTAACTTTCTTCCTAGATCTTCTGGTGATTGTGCATGTGGTAAGTTTGAATCCATATTGGTTTCTAAGAAAATTTTGTTAGAGAACAACGATACAGAAAAAGATTAAGAACATAAAATATTAGGAGGTATAATTATGGCAAGTAATGTTTTTGCATCTGCAGTAAGAAATAATTTTTCAAGAAACTTCGGAGGAACAAATGTTGGAGTTTCTGATCCATATCTTACTGGCTATTTCTTTGTTAAATTTAGGTCTAACCAGGTTTTTAGTCAAATAGCTAGTATGATTAAGACTGATGGACAAATTAATTTATCTGAAGCAGAAATTCCTCAAGTCCTACAATCTTGTTGTACTGGAGTAACTCCCCCCGGAGGAACATTAGCTTCTGTTGATTTTCCTGGACTTGGTGGGATAAAATGGGGAGTTCCTGGGAATCTTGATATAGGAAATACTGTAAGTCTAAAATTTATAGAATTACAAAGTCTTCCTATTTATCATGTTATCCATAACTGGTTTAAACTTATTAGAGATTATAGGTTTGGGGCAACAAACTTGACAGAAGGAAACCAAAGAACGGGATATAGTAAGTCAAAATATGCTTGTGATCTTTTTTATTGGACTACTGCTCCTGATGCTAGAACTGTAGAATATGCTGTTTGTTATGATGGAGTTTATCCAACTAAAGATCCTCAGGACTTATATTCTAGTGACTTAGAAACGGTTGGAAGACTAGATGTAGAAATAGAATTTCATCTTGATTATCCGTGGACAGAGAAATGGGTTTATGATAAGTGTAAAGTATTTGCTGAAGAAGTTAACGCTGTTAGAGGATCGATAGAAAACAGGTATGGGGACCACGCATAAGATTTCTGATACTCTAGCTTTTCTAACTATAGCTAGAAAAGTTATTTACGAACTTATTGAAGAAAGTAGTTTTTCAAGAGAGAATCTTGTTTCTGTTAGAAACTTTATTTTAAATGAAGCTTCAGACTATGAAATAATGAGTATTCTTTTAGACGGGAATCTTCCGCTTACTAAGTATGATTTAGTAATGGAGTCTGTTTGTTACAATAAATTAAAGAAAACATATGGAGCAAAATTTGATTTTGTTCCTCTTTCTTTATATAATCTTTCTTCTCAACCATATGTTAGAAGGTTTATTGTAGAGAATAAACTTTTTGAACAGGATGAAACTGAAAAATGGAAAGATAAAGCAGAAGAAGAAATTAAGAATAGAAATCTAGTTAAAAAACTCCCTAATGTTCCTATTAAACAGAAAGAACTTTTAGATAAGAAAGCCGAGTACTCCCTTTTAAAATATAAAGAATCAGAAGCTGAAAAAAAGATAAAAACCGGAAAAGAAAGAGACCAGGATGTTTCAGATATAGAAAAGGAAAAGGAAGAATACTCAGAACGAGCAGAGGAAACAGGAGAAGAAATACAAGATATTAGCCAAGATATTTCTACCCAGTCTGTTGCAGGTACTGCTTTTTCTGTTGCTGGATCTACTGCTAAAAGTATTGCAATTTCTTCTATATTTAGGTCTATAGAAGGTGGTATAGGAAAAGGAATAGCATTTATTAGACCGATGTTATCTGCCTTTTTGGCTAGTCCGGCCGGTCAACTTATAGGATCTGCTATATTGGTTTCTATTATATCTTTTGCTTCATATAAAACATTTAAACATATTTTTATGAAAGCTAAAGTTGCCTGCGAAGGATTTCAAGGAGAAGAAAAAGATCAATGTATTATGAGATACAAAATCGATGCATTACAAGCAAAAGTTAATGATTTAAAATCTGGGCTTCCTTATTGTATTGACAGTGAAGATCCGGCTAAGTGTTCTGCTAAAATTAATTCTAAAATAAATAAAACTATGGAAAAGATTAAAAAAATTAAAGACAAAGGAATAGTTTAGTCATGTTAGAAAAACTAAAAGATTCTTATCTCTTTATGATTTGTGCCAGAGAAGCATTATCGTTGTATATGTCCAATGCTTGTTTAGAGAAAGATAAAAAAGATAATATAACAAACTATCTTGTTAACGAATCTACAGATTATGAAATTTTATATCTTTTAGTAGAGAATGATTTTCCAAAGAAAATATATGATCATGTTGATGAACATCGTTGTTTATCTATAATAAATTCTTTTCTTAAGGATAACAAATATATTTTTGAAAATTATGATTTTAATGAAATAGTTTCTTTAAAAGATTGGAATTTATCCTCGCAGAAATCAGTTGCTGATTTTGTTTTAGAAAACAATCTTGTTATAAAAAATAAGAAATGTTCTTGTTTTGTTAACGAAAACATTTTAGATAAAAAAGAATCTAGACTTTCAGAACTTATGATGTTAAGCGCTATTTTATATGCTTCATATAAAGCATATAAAGCGAAACGAGATAGGTTATCTGAAAGATGTAATAAGTTAGTAGATAGTAAAGAAAAAGCAGATTGCTTAAAAAAGTCTGCTATTTCTGCATATAAAACACACTCGATAAGGTTAAGAAGTTCTTATCCAATGTGTAGAGGAACAAAAAACCCAGCTAAATGTAGGATGTCTATAAAGAAAAAGGTTTTAGAGATTGAGAAAAAAATAAAGGATATAGAAACTAGTTTAGAGCAAAATTAACTAAGTTTATTTTCTTTTTAAAAAATAGGAGGAAAGAAATGAGACAAGAAGTATTTGATAGTTATTTATTTATGAAGTGTTTAAGAGAATCCCTTTATTATATTAGTAAAGGATATGCTAAAAATACAGATTCTAAAAAGCTATTTAAGAATTTCTTTCTAAAGGAAGCTACAGATCTACAGATTCTTAGTTTATCTACTATTGGAAAGCTTTCAGAAAAGAAATATGATAAGTTATTAGAGTCTAAGTATGTTTCTGTTATTAATGGTATGTTAGGAAAACTTCCTAACAACGAAATTATTCTTAAACCACTTTCTGAGTTTAATCTTTCTTCTCAAGAGTCTGTAGCATCTTTTGTTTTAGAGAATAGTTTGTTACATGAGCGACCCAAGAGACCCGGACCCGGAGCGGGGGATTGGGTTAAAACATTAGAAAAAATGAATCAAACAAAATCTGATTTAAGAAAAAAAATGGATTCAACATCAGATCCTGCTGTAAAAACACAAATATCGAATAAAATTAAACATTACGATGATATTATAGCAAAGGTAAAAGAAAAACATTCTGGAGATATAACTAAAGTTAAAGCCTTGGCAAAAACAGGGGCAGAAAAAGCTAAAGCAGGAATCAAAGCGGCAAAAGCAGGAATAGTTGCGGGAACTAAAAAGGCTGCAGATTTTGCTAAATCTGATGTTGGTAAGAAGGTTGGTTTGGGTCTTGGAGCAGCCGCAGCCGCAGCCGCAGCTATATATGGAGCTTACAAGTTATATAAAGCATATAAGAATAGAAAAGAAGGAGCTTGTAAAAATCTAACAGGTGAAGCCAAAAAAGCTTGTATGGTAAAGGCGTATCAAGATTCTATTAAAGCTCAAATAGCAAACTTACAGTCTCAAGAAGGACAATGTAGTAAGTCTTCAGATCCAGAAAAATGTAAAGCCGCAATTAAAGAAAAAATTTCTGGTTTACAAGCTAGATTATCTAAAAAAGGTAAGTAGTTTTTAGAAAATATGGTTTTTGGGATTTTCTCCATTTAATCCAAAAAATCCCTTTTTGATTTTAAATTTAAGGAAGTAAAAATTTTAAAAAACAGGAGAATTAGAAATGTTTAAAGGATTTAATATTGAATTACCAAAGTATGAAGTTATTACACCACAAACAAACCTATCTTTTACAGTAAGAAGCATGAGCGTAAGAGAAGAAGAAAACTTAAAAACTTCTTTACTTACTCCTAGTAAGGTTACTGATCATTTAAATAATAGTGTTTATAGTCTAATTGTTGAAAAACCAAAAGAAATTAAGGATTTTCAAACATTTAAAAGTACTATTACTCCAAGAGATAGAGAAGCATTATTGTTTGGAATATATCACTCTAGTTATGGTGATATAAGAAGTTACGATATTAATTGTACAGGATGTTCTAAATCATATCCTATTAACATAGATATAACTAAGTGCTTTAATATATTATTGTGGCCAAAAGAAGAAACAAGCATTTTAGAAAAAAGAGTTTTAATTCCTTTAGAAATTTTTAAAGGAGTTTCTGTAGAAATTAAACAACCAACCT